TGTACTTTCGCTCCACTTGAAATAAAGTTTTCACTTAAAAAGTTTCCAAATAATTTTAAACCGGATGGATGAATTAAATCTTTAACAAAAGATTCATAAAAGTCAAAAGATTCACTAACCTTGATTACATAAGAAAATTGCTGATAATAAAAACTATCTTGTATAAATTTTGCATCACTTAATTTTCCATCATCATTTAAGAAATATCCTTTATATTTTATTATTGTACCAACTTGAGGAATTATGTGTAATTGATTATCACCATCCGGTTCGTAAACTAATATATTGTTGTAAGTTCTTTCGCCAATTTTTACTTCACTAAATGCTGTTGGTGGTATTTTAAATCCTGGAGAAACAATATCAACTTTTGTTACATTGCCTAAAGTATTTACGGTAGATACAGTGGCCTTAAAATCTTGAATATTAAAGTTTTGAAAATTACTCGCTATCTCAGTTCCTATAGAATAGTTTGAACCTTTGTCGAATAATTTAAAACCAGTTACGCAAGTTACAGGATTTGCGAAAACGTTTGGAGCCTCATCGGAATATAATATTTCGCCAGGATAGAATTCTCCCGTTATTGAACTTCTATTTAAAAATAACTCGTATACGACATTTAAACCTATCTCAAGTTTTATAGCATATTCAACAAATGCGGAACTTTGACTATTTTGTCCAATTATTTTTTTATTGATGAATGCAAATGGAGTATCTGCCGAATTAGTTGGCATCTCAACTCTAACAGAATAGTTTTGAATCCATTTTCCATCAGATGGTCGGAGCATATCCACACGAGGATAATAGAAATCAATCTCAGCACCTAATATTAATCTAAACAAATATTTGTATGCTCTTTCTGTTCCCTTTGCACCATAAAATTGCACAATGTTTTTTATGGCATTTTGTATTTTAACTCTATTATTTGGATTTGCAGGATCTACGTATAATTCTTTAGGAAATCTAGACATCACTTCTTTTTGAAGTGAATGTAAAAATGGGTCTTCAGTTGTGTCAAGATCTTGTAATCTAGGTAAATCTTTACTTAATCCTAAAGCATTGCCTCTGATTTCCATCCATTCGTAATATTTTTCTAGAAAATCTATAAATCTAGGAAAATCAGATTGAACATATTGGGGCAATCTATGCTTAACTATTTTTGCTATGCTTTGAATTTGTCTCGGTTGTTTTATGACAGTAGGAGATCCGTGAACTTCTCCGGAAGCAATTGAAGAAGGAACTAAATTTTGTAAATTAACCTTTGGTGAGCTAACGATAGAGGCTGTCGAAATTGAGGATGGTTTAACGACACCAACCATCACGTGGTTTGATGATGAAAATCCAGAACTTATGCCAGTGCATGTTATAGATTGTGACATTATCTATTCTCATTAATAACTATAACTTTTACATCGGTCTGTTGAATTAATAACATTCTATTTCTACTTGCGAAAAAATCACCATTCGATGGTGTGGCGTAGAAATATAGTTTATTACCACCATCACTTAACCCTTGTATACTTAGACTAGATATTTGAATCGCACCAGTTTCATAATTTACAGAACCTATATTGTCATTTACTATAATTTTATTCGAGCCAAACGGTCTGTATGCAAATAGTTTTCCATTACCATCGTCAGTTATAAATGTTTCAAAGCCGTTGAATATAAATCCAGAACTTTTTATCGTTCTTATATCATGTAGCACATCGCCCAAATCAAGCGAAGATTGAAATGAAAAATTATATTGAACCGGTACATTAAATGGTGGCGTTACGGCATATTTCAAGTAGACTGAAGTGATATTACCTGTTATTGAGTCGTCGGCTTGATCGATATATCTCAAAAGCGCACTGTATCTAAAGGTAGTGTCAAATCCGCTTAACTTGTCTGTCGCAAATTTATTTATCGACTCCCTAACGGAGTTTTCTATTTGACCCGAAGATTTGCTATTTTTCCTACCTTCAAATCTAACCGTAGTTTCTATACCAATATTCATATACTCTGGATCTACCATTTCAACTTCAATAGCGACCATATTTCTAGGTCTAATAATTGTATTGATAATAGATTCCTTTTCTATTGTATTAAAGGTCAATCCATTTTTTGGTTTTGCGGAAACAAAAACAACACCATACTTTGGTGGTGAATTATCTTCACCTCCCCATACTCTAACGTGTTCTATTTGCGGATAGTCTTTAATCAGTAAAGTCTCGTAATCCGATTTTGTGACTGCTCTGGCTTGTGTATCATAATATAATGGTGCTTTAAATTTTACACTCTCTATAGTTTCTTTATCTGAACCATTTCTCAAAGACTCTAGTGTGGTTATCGATATGTATTGTGGTGCAATCGTAACGCTATTTGGCGCAGTCAAGCTGGTAGTGGTAAACTTACTCAATCCGTGATATAATGGACCGTCAGTTACAAAATATGTTGCAGAGATTTGGTTGCCATCTACTAATTTTTTTCCTATAAAACCGTCACCAAAGTACAGTTCCAAAAACTCATTATCCGCTTCTTGTAGAAAGTAAACATTATCATCAGGACCAACTTCGGTTACATCTTTTGCTAATGTCCAAGTATCTCCCTGTGTCACGCCTGAGTTTTGTAATATAGTAACAAAAAGTTTTGTACTGTCTATATTAGCATTTGGCAAAATGAATCTTTGCGTTGAATTTAATTGATTATCTACAGTAAATTTGTGAGTTATTTTCTTGCCTTGATAGATGTCTATGTCAGCGGAATATTGCTGTACGCCACCAACTAGAGTTGTTTTTGGAAGAACAACTCTGTCCATAGTATAAAGTTGTATTGGCTGATTGGACGATCTGGAAGTAAATTCGTGATGCAATGGAACTATTATATACTCAGGAAATTGTGAAAAGACCGAACTGGGCAATTTAACTGTTACATTAAGTGTTGCATAAGGTGCCCTAATACTAGTAGGAACATAACCCAAAGATTTAGCTCTTGAAATCACATTATTTCTCAATATGGCACTATCCAAAAACGATTCGTTAGCAATCATATTTGAATAAAACGCATTATACCCTGTATTATACGCAAGAACATCTAATAGCAAATTTATGCCAGAACCTTCAAAATTATAGTCTTGAAACTCTGGTTGATTTCTTAAAAAATCTTTAAGATTTTGTTTAATCTGCTGAAAATCCAATTCAGTGAACTTTTTAATTGTCATTTATCGGACCCTTTTTAGTGAAAATGTAATTTGCTTTGATTCAGTTTCTCCAACTATGTAGAATTGAATTTGTAACACCAAAGTATTTTGACTTAATAGATTTTGCGAAGGTGGGTACATAACTTGTATAGATTGTATTCTAACTCTAGGCTCATAATCACGAATGGCCTCTTGAATTTTAGTTTTTATGATGTGCTCTGTTTGTGAATCGTACTGTTCAAACAATTGAGAAATTACATTTCCACCGAAAGATGGATTATAAAACTTTTCATAAAAATTAGTCGATACAATTTGTCGAACGGCTCTTGCTATGGCCCTATCACCCCTGAGTGGTATTAAATCGCCCGTATCTGGATGTGGAGTGAAGGATAGATCTAAATCGCTATATCTTCTTTTTTCTAGAGCCATAAACTATTGATGCCTAAACTAACAGTCTTATGGCTTTTATTTATACTAAGATCAAAAAATAGTATGACCAATGAAACATTACATAAACATAGAAAGAATTGACCGTAAAAAGTGATGTAAATAAAAATTTACTGTTCAATATCGATTCTGTGTGATATGCATAAGACAATACAAATAGTGCTAATGATTTTATCAAGGATAATCCAAACATTGGACCAAGATGATAGCACAGCCATTTAATTAAAGGATTACCTTCAATTTCTACAGAACCGTGATTTAATATACCAAAATATGTAAAATTCATGTCCAAAAATTGAACAATTAGTAGCGATACGATAAGTACTTTGTTTAATTTTTTAATCATGTCTAAATTTCCCATCATATACTAAAAATTCACGAGTGTTATCGGATATAATAAATTGTTTTGGATAATCTTTGGCATATTTTGAAAATCTATAGTGATCTCTACCACCATTTGCATTACCAGCAAATCTAGGCCTTTCGATGACATTACCTTTTCTATGCTTCGGCGCAGTGACTTGCCATTGAGAAAAATCTCCTGGTGCATGATCGTAATAGATGAAAAACGTTTCCAATTCTCCCGTTGGCAATGCTTCATACATTACTATCGGTCCACTACCCGGCGGAACCAGAACGACCGGCTTGCCATCACTATCCGCCTTTGGTTTGTAGAGATAGTTGCTCTGACTCGGATCGTATGAACCATTAGAAAATCTAATTCTAAATCCAGGCTTGAAGTTGGAAGAGGTTTGTTCGGTAGTACTTTCAACTTCTGGTACGAATGGTGGTTCTGGATTTTGTGTATACAAAGGACTGAAAGTTGGAAATAAATTGGCAACGCCAGAAACGTTCAATGAAGCCGTATTATTTGCTATAATCGGCGATTCAAATATGATCGATGAAGCAGCTCTCATTGAAATATAACTCAAAGATTCAAATGCTATTGTATCTGCGATTATTTTAACTTTACCGTCAACCTTTAAGACGTAATCGCCACCTACTTCTACTTCTTTATTATCTGCGATCTTTTGTGCATGACCACCTTCCATCTCTTGAAAGGTTGTGCCAGATTTAATAGATAAACCACCTGTACTTATTGTAGTTGAACCGGATTCGATTGTCAATTCGGTTTCTGCTTTTATTTTTGTGGATTCATCGGAAGTTAAGTTTATATTTTTATTGCTTGCTATGTACATATCGGCCACCGATATTGTGTACAGTTTATTCAAGCACTTATCGACCAGTGTACCATCAGGATGAATTTCTCTAAATGTGCCAGAACGATGATACCAATGCAATCTTTCTGCCTTTGGTGTATCATCTATTTCTATGTAATGTCCAGATTCGGATTGATATACGTGATTGTATGGCCATTTTGCAGCATAAGGCGTTGCAGGTTCTTCAAAAGGTTCGCCTTCGACTGGTAGTTGATCTTTTGTTTCGCCCTTTGTCTCTGTTTTTTGTGGATTAACAATCCTCGGTAAAGACGGACTTAATTTCATTCCTTTTACTGGTTCATATGCGGCCGCCGAAAAGGAGGAAACATTTGAATTCTTTTTACCTACGATGGTATCTTCTATTTTTTGATTTCTGGCAAGTCTTGGTGTTACTGGTTCATTTAAATATGGCTCAAGTGGATATCTACTAGAAGAATACACGGGCGTGTTGTAGTTCGCCGAGGATTGTTCTTCTGTGGTGCTTGTTGCCGATGGTCTTAGTAATTCCGCATCAGCCTCATCATAAACGCCGTCATTGTTTACGTCATACGGAAAATTTTGTATATCAAATTCACGATTTAAAACGCCAACAGCAGTTCCTTGTATAGGTAGTTTGTTTTCGTTCCTAAGTGGATCATCAGTTTCTCTTTCACTTTCAAGTTCTATAGGAATCAATTCTTCGTCATTTGCACCAAAATCTAATCCTAAAAATTCTGAGATTTTTTGTGCCGTACCTCTACCGAACCTTGATATCATCTCAGGAGGATTGTTTATCGGAATCAACGCAGTTATGACAGAAGAAACATTACTTACAACATCACCATTAAACAATTGAGTGACTTCAAACGTTCCACCATTTTGTATATTCGATAAAATCAAATTAATAGGACTAGAAGGACCAAGTGTGGAAAAAGATTGCGACACTTCTGGTGGTATTATGTTATTAACATATGATGTTATTCTATTGGTCACTTCAGATTGTAAGACATCTTTAAAATTCAGCAACAAATCCGGATTAGCTGACATTTGATTTAATACGACATTTAATCCGTCCGTTACATTTTTTCTGTTTGTGTCTGATAGATTTTTAGCGGAAGAAATTCCCATTCCGTTAATCAAGTTATCAAAGCTATTTGTAGTCAAATCTTGAGATAATAGTGATAGACCATTTGAAGGATTTAAAAATGTTTGAGCCAAATTTAATGTAGATTGTGAATTAAACTTTGGCAATTGTTGAACTAGATTGTCTATTTTAGGTCTATCGTCTACCGGAACTTGATAACGCACATCTGTTAAAAACTTATTGACCGAAATTTTGGATGCATCTTGCATACCTATTACGAAATTGGAACCAAAATCATACGAGCCACCAAACTCTGGGGGTCTAGGTACCTCACTATTGTTCAACTGTTCGGGTGTGGTAGGATCATTAAATCCTACGTCAGGCACAGAGGTCTGTGTCGGTATGCCAGGTATCATACCTATCACACAAGGCATTTGGCATATTGTGGAATCCATGAAAAAGCCAAAAACCCAGTCACCTTCCCTGAGTCCTACGACATTGTTTCCGTGATCGATTGGTAAGCAAACCTGAGCCCAAGGTAGAGTATCTGTCGGTATTTGACTTTTATCTTCGGTGTGTAGTCCAAAAATGCGTACACGAACACGGCCTAGCATTAGAGGGTCCATTCGATCCTCTACTACGCCTTTCCACCACACGAAACCGTCTAAGCCTTCAAAGTTTTTTAACATAGTGCGTTTATGAAAAATGATCTCTAGTTATGTATCTTTCAAACATTTATCATCTAGCGACTTTTTGGCTAAAGAGACCATTTTTATGTAATCCATCACTATTAAAAAGTCTTCTACGATTTCATCTTCAATTCTGTACATCTCCTCAATACTTAGATCACTTTTCATATTAAAATTCATAGAATCTCTGAATAATCTAATCAGAGACTTTCTTGCAGTATGATGGAGATATCGATCATTTATTGGTCTAGTCATTTTAAGTCCAAAGAAAAAATCTGATATTAATCAGACGATGTAACATTTCTTGATCTTCTTTATCCCAATATTGTTCCAATTCAAACGAGTTTTGCCGAAGTTCCTTTCTCAACTCTTTTTCACTTTCAGTAAGTTCATCTTCCATTGTGAGGAATTTAGAACCTTCGATTTCTACAAACTTGTACCATTTTCTGCCGTCATTCTTTACCTGTTCCATTAATTCTTCAATCTGAATTAGATTTATATCTACTCTGCCAGGCCTAGCATCTTTCCACCAAAGATAAAGCTCTCTAACTTCTTTGGCGAAATTTCTGTGACCTTCATTTAAATCTTCACCATCTCTCGACAGTTCCGGACTCATATTTAACCAAAGTTCTAGATATGATAATCCGAGTTCTCGATTAGATAATCCCTTATAACTAATCTTTTTAAATGTTCGGTGTCCTATTTCCATTTTAGCCAATTCGTTCTCGACAAAATGTGTCAATACTGCAAAATTGGCATACAATAACATCTCACGGGAGTCTGAAAACCCAGGTTTAGTTCCTAAGTGTATTATGTGGTACTTGTCGTATGTTCTGTGTGCAATCCACGATTTTATTCGGTAAAACTTATGAACAATATCATTCACGATTAGTTTTTGTATCGTTTTCATAATATGATACCAAAATATATACACTTATTCTTTGTTGTTTTGTTCGTGTAATTGTTTAAGTGTCTCGCCGAGAAATACACACTCCATATAAGATTCTGAACAAGGTCTCCATTTTTGTACTTTCTTGTACTCTATTTTATTTTGTTTTGCATCTACCCAAAACGGCTCATCTTCATCTATGTCCAGATATGCAAGCACACTATCATTTTCTTGTTCAACCCATACTAACATATTCAAAGAAGGTCTAACCTTGTGCATAAAATTCCAATCATTGAAATTTATGTAGGCCAGTTCAAACTCAAAATCAAAATCAACCACATCATCAAAGTATATCATTGTAATAATTCCTCTACAAGTTTTTTATAAACGTCATATGCCTCTAGCAATTCTGAGAGCATCGGTGTTATTTCTTCTTCCTTTAATTCATAAAAACCGCCTAATAGGATGTCTTCAACATCCTTTATAAGATCTTTAAGAATTTCTAACTTTTCTATGGCGATGTCAATTTCCATTTTTTAGTCTTCATATAAAAATGGTTCGATTCTTTTTAGTTTTTCTTGTAGCGTTTTCAGTCTTGCTTGTAGCTTCCATCTTTTTGTGGGATTTTTTCTTACTTGAAGTCTACCAAAAACATTCATATATTTTTGTTGATATTTCTGATATGATTTAAGTGCTTCAGGATTCAACTTTCTAGTAACCGAAGTCTGGTTCGGTTCCGCTGTGCTCAATTCTTGATTGCTCTCCTCTTCCTTTAACGATAATGTTTCTGTCATTTTTTTCTCCTTCAACTTTAACGGGA